TCGTCGATCCATGTGTTGTAGATGATTTAATTACCTGTATCACTACCACTAAAAAAGTTGAATACAATAAAATAAAATTATAATATTAAATAAAGGTTATGAACAATATAATTAAAGGCAGTGAGCCAATCCCAAAGTATGTATTAACAGTTGATATAAACATTGGCTATGAAAACATATGGCGTGGTGATGACATTAAAGAGGGTATACACTATAGAGATATCGCAATTAAACATTGGGGCAAAGACGCTGTAGCGCTATTGCCAGCCGAATAACATTATAACAAACACATTACTTACTACCGTGGTACTCCTTACCGCGGTGGTACTTCTGTACACCGTACTTACTACCTTACCCGTACATACTGATTACATACTTAATACATAAGTTATGCCGGCGTACCGCCGCATATATATGTACATAATCCCATACGCGTTGGTATCCATATAGCGTGTATATGTGAAGAAAAGGGTGTAGACCAACACATAAAGCTCGTACGATCTTACACCATCGAATTGTATATACTTATATCGCAAAGCCTATTTAGGCCAAAAAATACAAAATGTCAAAGATCCGAAATTTTTTTTTCTTAAAAATTTTCGCCGTCGATAAATTCTTCAAATAAATCTATGGCTTTATCCCATGGAACTAAGTTATCCCAATCATCCTTATTATAACCTAATATAAAACATAGCGTCCACCTTCCTTCTTCGGTTGGATTATATGAAGAATGGAATGTACCCACGTTAACTAAACTTGGTTGATCGGTATTTGCTTCATATACCAACTCACATTCTTCTTCTTTCAATACTATACTCCTATGATGTCTATCAGAGAAGTTTTCTGACTTGACATTATCATACTCATTTATGCTCCTATAGTTACTATTATATTCTTCTTTTTCAGTAAAATTGGGGGCATTCCACCATCTTGTTGTTCCTTCAGGAGGACCCCATGAAACATTAATTTTAACATGATCATCTTGTTTCCAATCATCAATGTGTATAGGTAGTTTTTTACCCCCAGGAGTATAAAATAATTCAGTATTAACTATAATCAAACCTAGTTGGTCAGCTAGTTTTTCTATGTTCTCATCTTTATGGTAGGGTATATCATAATGTTTTAAATCTTTGGGTTTAACATTACAAATTTGAGGTTTTCGTATTTCAAAAGGTAAATTAAGATATCTATGATATTTATTAAGCATACCCCAGAATTTTTTTAATATGGTTTTTTCTTATCTCATCAGTATTATCATCATATAATTCATGTGCTAATTCTAAAATCTTTTTTTGTTCTTCTTCCTCAATCTCTTTAGTTATTACAGAGTTATCTATTTTAACCTCTAAACCAATATAGGGGTAATATTTATCTTCATTATAGTGATTATCTTTATTCCAGACAGGACTAGATTCAATGGCTTTACAATCAGGATGTAACCAACCCTTTTCTTTCGCTACATTTTCATCAACATGGTATTCCATAGACACCATAACCATATTTTTTCTACCCTTTATTTTTTTAATCCCATAACGAGATATACCTCTAACTTCTACCCATACTTCATTTACGTCAATTTCTTTTTCACTTGTGGGTTTTTGTAACATTACATTAAAACGGACAGCAATTTTCCCTTTTAAATTGTCACTTCTAATTGGTTCTTCTTCAAACCCACTAGAATACCACGAAATATTATAATTATAGTATGGATTTAGTTCGGTTTCTAAATCTAACCCATAATGGGACAAGATAATTTGTCCTATAATCTCTATACTAGTATAATTTAACCCTAAACCATTAATAAATTCTTCTTCATTCTTAGAAAAATTATGAGTCCTACCATTTTCACCTATTGGATTTAAATAACTATCCCTGTTTTTTTTATTTAAAATCCAATTTAATGTAGGTTCGGTTAAATCCTTATCAATTATTAGTTTTTCCATTTAATAATTACTTGTCATGTTTGGATCTTGCGCCATAAATTTTATGGTGTTTTTTAATTGCATTATTTCATTAAATGCATCCGTAACATTTTTGTTAAACACTTTATTCGATTGTTCAATTTTACTCACATTCCCATATGCTACCGTATCTAATTCTTTTATACGCTTATTGATACTACTCAGACTCTCATACTGATCTTTCTCCATATTCGCCTGAATATCTTTAACTAATACTTTCAGATCATCTATTGCATCATCCACATCCGCATTTCTAATAGAGGAGATATTTGATTGTGATTGATGTCGCGCCAGCAATTCCGTATGTGAAGATTTTACCGAACGTAATAACTTAACCCCATATAGTATCCCTACCGATAGTACTCCACTAATAAAATATAATAATTCCATAATTTACAAATATTCGTTTTTTACAATTTTTTCTATGTCAAACCATAGTGTTTCTAAATTAATTCTCGCTTTATAATACCCTCTTTCAAAATATGCAATTGTAGGTACTTCTTCTATAGTATTTGGATATAATAATACTGATCTAGGAGAAGATTGTACATCTACATATGCTATTGGAATTAAATCACTCACATTTTTTAATTTAGGTTTTATTCTTTTACAAGCTCCACAACCCATAGACCCAAATACTACTAGTATTTTAGGTGCGGATAAAAAATTAGAGAGATTATCCCTTGTTATTTCAATAAAGTTTTTATTCATGTGGTTAATATACAAACCCCAATTCAAGTATACACGCTATTTTTAGTATTTTTTTATATATATTGTATATACGTATTTATGGATATGAGCATGTATAAGAGAAAGAGTCGTTTTTCGCCCCTTACATATTTATAATAAAAAACAATCATATGGCATCATATACTGCAAAACAATTAAATGGAAAAGGAACACCTATTGAAGAATTAACAGCAGGTACATCTTATGGTTTTGTAATTACTAATCTAAATAGTACGGGATCATCTTATTTTACTGTAGAAACAGTTAGAAATTTAAGTGGATCATATGCGGGGCAACCTACTAATGCTTTAGGGACTTATTCTGATTTTAATGGGATTGATAATAATACTTTAATTACTTCATCTTATATTTCATCAGTTGTAGTTCCAAAAGGACAAGGGAGATATACTTTTACACCCACCGGAACTGTAGATGCTGGTTCTTCTATGTTAAGAGCTACAGGTGGGATTTCTCTTGTGATTTCTTAAAAGTAATGCGCAGGAGGTTTGGCTACCCAGGATATCATTCGTATATTCACCATGTTGTGATAATGAAGTTACAGCACTAAAAATAATAAAGGTTATGACAGTTCAAGAAGTTAAAAATTTCAGAGTTGATTTTGAAAATGCAGTTACAGAATTGCAAAAAAAGTATGGTGTTAATATTAGCACAGGTGCTATCCGTTATTCAGATAGTGAATTAAGATTTAAAGTTACCGCTCGTAAAGGTAAAGTTACTCCTAAATTAACTAAAGAAGCTTTCCAAGTGGGAGATGTTGTTAAAATTAATCATAAAAGTGCTATTGGTAAGCAATTTAAAATTGAAAAAATTATGACTAAAAACATTAGGGTTACAGAAATTAATCTTCCTAAAGGTCGTATTGGAGGTCAAGTTAGAGTTTCACCAAGTTTATTAGAAAAGCTTTAAAAGTAATGCACGGGAAGCTTGGCTTCCCGGGCTATCTTTCGTATATTCAAGTATATTAATAATTAAATAAATCAAAGTTATGTTAAATTACACAAATTCAGAGTTTAAAAGTTTAGAAGAGTTAAAAGAAATCGCTCCAAGTATTTTTACCCAAGTTGGTTCAGAAAATACAAGCGATAAGTACACCCACATTCCAACTGATCAAGTGATCAAAGATATGGAATTATTAGGTTGGGGAGTTGTTGATGCAAAAGAAGTTAAATCTAGAAAAGAATCAACAAATGGTTTCCAAAAACATTTAGTTGTTTTTAGAAATAATGATGTTGTTATTAATGGTGAAGATGGTGATACTGTTTACCCACAAGTATTACTTACAAATTCACATGATGGAAAAAATTCATTCCAATTTACAGCTGGATTGTTTAGAATGATTTGTGAAAATGGTTTAGTTATAGCTACAGATACATTTGAGGATATTAAGATTCGTCATATGGGTTATGATTTTTCAACTTTACAAGATACTATTAAAGAAATGGTTGAAAAATTACCTTTAACTGTTGAAGCAATGAATAAGATGAAAGAAGTTGAATTACAAGAAGAACAAATGTTTGATCTTGCTAAATCGTTTCTAGATATTAGAGTAGAAGGTACGGAAAATACCTTTGATGATCAAGCAATTGAAGAAGTTTTAGAAGCTCAACGTTCAAAAGATGAAGGTAATATGCTTTGGGAAGTATTTAATCGTGTTCAGGAAAATATTATTGAAGGTAATTTCGAATATATTACAAAAACAGGAAAAAAACGTCAAGCTCGAGTTATTAAAAACTTTAAGCAAGATCAGATTGTAAATAAAAAAATGTTTAGTAAAGCTTTAGAATTTGCAGCATAATGAAAAAGTTAATTTACATAAGTTTAGTAATTTCCCTCCTTGCATGTAGTAAGGAGGAGATTACTTTATCTCCATATCCATGTTTAGATGGAAATTGTGATACCTTCTTTTATATTGACCCCGTAGTTTCTCCTGGGGTGTATCAAGATGGGAATGGATATTGGCATATTCAACATTGGGGATATCAATATTTTACTATTAAAGGTGAACTAGATGAAATACATCCAGATTATATTATTAATGGTACTCCTTTAGTTGAAACTATATTTGATTCCAATTATTGGCTTTGGATAAATGGTCTTACTTTTACAGTACCCTTGTATAGTGTTCTTGGTTTTTTTACTAGTGGGGATTATTTAAATCCTATTCCTGTTGGAAATTTAACCTATACTATTGAAAATATGACTGAACTCCATCCTCCACTTAATATTGTAGGTTATGAGGTTAGTAAACACCAATGTTTAGATTGTCCTTATACTTCTGAATTGTTAGGTACACGTAGTAAATACACTACATTTCCCCAACAACAAATTTTCTTTGATAATCAAATGGTAGGGGACACAGCTACTATATTTATAAAAACTATATTTAATACCGATATAGGGCCTAAAGCTGAAGTTGAAAAAGAACTTAATATTATATTTGACTAATGAATTACCAAATTAAAGAAAGATTATATTATAAAGTAAATAAAGCTATTGATTCTTTGGAATCACGAGATATTAATGGTACCTTACTTATATTAGAAAGTTTAAGAAAAGAAATACAAGATAAAATTTACGATTAAAATTATGGAAAAACAAACATTAGAAGAACAAAAAGCAGAATTAATTAATGATTTATTAGCAGTTAGCACTGTAATGGATGAATTATGGGATTACCACCCAGATAACCCTAATAAAAAAGATGTTGTTCATGAATATAAAGTCTTAGAAAAGATTTTAAAGGATGTAGAACAGGAAATTAAGGAATTAGAGAATTAATTTACATATTTATAATTAAATGACATTAATGATAGATAAAAATAAAATATTTCAACTATTTGTAGATGGTAAGGAAATCGAAGATGATAAGACCAAACAAGAAATAAAAGATTTTATGAATGGACCTTATGCTAAAATAGGGATGTTTGTTAAACTCATTCAAAATCATGAAATATTCCATAAAAAATTAGAAAAATTTCTTAAACAAGAACAACCAGATTATAATGTTGAATCTACTAAGGAAGCATCTGAATATACTGTCTATCACAGGGCTTGGAGTTATATAAAGCAAATTAATTTAGATCAAAAAGATGATATTAATGCTATTATAAATTTTAATCCAAAAATATTTCTTAAAACTTTAGACAGCGCAATCCAATTTTTTGAATCATATGAAGAATATGAAAAATGCGCACATATATATAAAATCAAAGAAATAGTTAAAGCAGTTTAAAAATAATTAGGTTCCCCAAAAATCTATTCGTACATTAGTATTACAGGTTTTGTAAGAAAAGGGAATAAGAAGGGATTGGAAATAAAGGTAATAAAAGGGGTTAAGGAATACCCTGTTAATCAATATAAATATATTATGAAAAACAAAGATTATGTAATTCAATTATTAGAAAAATTAGAGGGTAAATTTGCCCAATTAGATTTTATCACTACCAGACAAGAACCATTAGAAACTTATAAAAAGGTACTTAATGAGGGTAAAGATATTATATCAGATGTAAAAACAGCAATTGAAAGATAAATAAATAAAGGGTTATGAAATTAACAGCAGAGCAAATTCAAGCAAATTGGGTTGAATTTAATACTAATATCGAAACATATATAACTGGTGATCGTAAACAGAAATTACTTGATTTCTATAAAAAATATGAAGACCGTATTATTCTAATGCCGGCATCCCATAAGAAAGAATACCATTCAGCATTCCCAGGTGGGTATGTAGATCACGTTAATAGAGTAGTAAAAGCCGCTTTATCCATGTCCGCTGTATGGGAAGGATTTGGTTGTGATATGACTACTTTTACCCAGGAAGAATTGGTATTTTCGGCGATTAATCATGATTTAGGTAAAATGGGAGATGAAGAACATGAATCTTACATACCTCAGACTGATCAATGGAGAAGGGATAAATTAGGTGAAGAATATATGCATAATAAGAAAATTGCATTTGCTTCTGTACCAGATCGTGGATTATTTTTATTACAATCATATGGGATACAATATACATTTAATGAAATGTTAGCTATCCAGACCCATGATGGTTTATATGATTCTGCTAATGAAAAATATTTAAAATCATTTATGCCAGAAACAAAACCTCGTACATCTTTACCATTTATATTACACCAAGCTGATATGATGGCTGCACGTATTGAATTTGAAATTGAATGGCTTCCAAAGTTTTCTAAAGATAGCGTGGCTACGCCAAAGAAGAATTATACATTGTCATCAAATAAAAAAACTAATACCAAATCTAAGGCACTTAATACAATCACAAGCCCAGGTTTAAAAAATATGTTAGATAATTTGTAATGATAGAAATCATAATTATTATATTAAGCTTATTAGTCGTTATCTTAGGATATACGACTTTTAACCTTTTACGTAAAAATGAAAGAGCAGAAGATATTATAATTCAATACAATGAATATATTGGTGAATTCAATAAACAACTTAAATTTACTAGTGATCGATTAAATAAAATTGATGCTAAAGGAATTTTTGAAAGTGATGATGAAATCGGTTGGTTTTTTAAACAAATAAAAAACTTACAAGACGGGATGAATAAGTTCCGAATCAACTAAATGGCACTACCTAAAAAAAGAAGAAAAAAGAGTAAAAACTACTTTACTCAAGAGACAGAGGACTATATTGTTAAATATAATAACCAACCTGATCCAGAAATAAGAAGTGTGATATATGAACAACATATTCATTATCCCTTTTTTAAGCTTACTCAAAATATAATTCATACTTTTAAATTTTATCATACTGAGGTTGAGAATTTAGAACATTTGCAACATGAAATAATAACCTTTTTATTGTCTAAGATGCATTTATTTGACCCTGGAAGGGGAGCAAAAGCCTATTCTTATTTTGGAACTATAGTAAAACGTTGGTTAATACTATATAACCAAAAAAATTACACTAAAAAAATAAAAAAAGTAGATGTAGATGTACTTACTAGTGAAAACTCAACCCATACTTATAAAATGGATGAGAATAAAACTAAAAGTGATTTAGATAAATATATAGATTTATTTGTAGATCATACTACTCAAAATATATTAGAACTTTTCCCAAAAAAGAATGATGCTCAAATAGCAGATGCTATTCTTGAATTATTTAGAAAAAGAGAAACATTAGAAGTATTTAATAAAAAAGCACTTTATATATACATTAGGGAAATGGTAGATGTAAAAACTCCAAAAATTACAAAAATAGCGGATAAATTACATGATGTATTTAAATCACAATATATTTTTTACCTAGAGAACGGTTACGCTAAATTCTAAATCCTTTTTATATTCATATTTATAATAAAATAATATTATGGGATCATTGGATAGTGTTGTATTTGGGAAGAAAAAATTTTCCAATATTTTAGAAGAAATATACAACAATCAAAAAAAGAAAGAAAAACAAATATCAGGTTTAATCTCTGAACTTAAACCCCTTATTAATGATATAGGTGATGCAACTTTAATTGTACCCCTTATAAAAGAATATATGGATATTGGTGTTCGTAACGATGAACAATTAATTAAAATGGCTACTATAGTACAACGTGCACTCAATAATAGTTCCAGCGAAGATTCTATGGGTATAACAGAAGAAGAAAAAGCAGATTTAATGGCTGAGTTAGACAAACTTAATAATAACTTCGAGGAAAAAAAGGAAAATAATGAATAAAGCAGGATTTGGTGGTTTAAATTCTACATTTAATGCAACAATCCAGAATAGAGAAGATATTTTTTCTCAACTAGATTCATTAAAAGCTCAATTTATTACTGCTAGAGTAACGGATATAATTATTAGTAATACTCATCCCCTATTTAATACTTATGGTGGGTGGAATGGGTTAGGTACTATATTTTTTGAGCCTATTTCTAATTTGGGATCAATTGAAGAAACAACTACTAATCCAACAGCAACCCCTTTATTACCTTATTTAAAAAATTATCCTTTAATTAATGAAATAGTAGTATTATTTAACCTTCCAGGTAAAAATGTAAGTCAAATTACAAATAATACTAATATATTACAATATTATTATCTTAATCCTGTAGGTATTTGGAATCACCCACATCATAATGCTTATCCTAATTCTTTAAGTACAAATAATCCTGGAAAAGAAGTAGATTATGAACAAATTGAAAGTGGTATAGTTCGTAGAGTTACAGATTTTTCAACAGATATAAAATTAAATAGCCCCTTATTAGAAAAAGGTTCATTTGTAGAAAAAACCAATATCCATCCTTTACTTCCCTTTGCTGGTGATAATATATATGAAGGTAGATGGGGAAATTCTATAAGGTTAGGTAGTACAGTTCCTAAAAATTCAATATCGGGTTCTTCTAATACTGATGATTATCAAAATAATTGGTCATTTGTTGGAAAAAATGGAGATCCTATTACAATATTAAGAAATGGTCAACCTAAAGATTCATCTGATGCTGGATGGTTGCCTATTATAGAAGATATAAAAGAAGATTTATCATCTATTTATATGACTTCATATCAACAGATCCCTTTAAGAGCAGCAAGTGAAAATTATTCTGCATTAAACCCAGAACCTTTATTACCCCGAGAATTTTTTAATCCCCAAATAATTTTAAACTCAAATCGTTTAATATTTAATGCTTCTTCTGATAGTATATTAGCAAGTGCTCAGGATTCAATTTCTTTGTCTTCAAATAATCAAATAGGACTTACTTCTAAAAATATAAATATTTCATCCCCAAGTATTAAAATAGGAGGTACAACTGCAGATGAACCTGCTTTACTAGGAGGTTCTTTTATACAACAATTTAGTATTTTAGTTGAGCAAATTCAAGTATTAGCTGTTGCTTTAAATGGTTTAGAAGGTTATGATATAAATGCAACCAACATTGAAACATCAGGTGTTGATTTAGCTGCTCAATCTTTAATGGATGTATGTAAAAATATAAAAAATTTACTACCAAAAGATGGTAAGATTACATCCCCATTATTATCTAATTCTATAAGACTAAAATAATGGCAAAAGATAATTCAAATCCAAATAATGTAGGTAGTTTAGGTACTCAATCCTATTTAGCTTCTTCATCTTTAATTAGACAAGGAACTAATGATATAGGATATATTAACATTTTATCTTTAAATGATGGTGCTTTAAAAACAGAAACTGTTGTAACTAGCACAGATTCAATACCTAATAAAATATCAGAAGCTTCAGATACTTTACCTAATGACCAATTAATAATTAATGCCTTAGATGAACTTCAAAAAGATATGAATGTTGATCCTGGTACTTATACTATTAGTTCTACAACCTATTATGAAGTACCTAATACAATTAAAAAAGAATATATAATTAAGGGTACTGTAATTGACTTTTATAAAAATGAAACTATAGCTAATGCTAATGTAATATTACCTCTTCCTGGGACTAAGTTTAGTACTAGAACAGATAAAAATGGAAGATTTAAAATTAAAGCTACCTACCCAGTTAATAAAGATACTGAAAAAGTTGCTATAAAACCCCCTATTTTAGTTACAGCAAAAGGATTTATTCCTCAAAAATTAACTCCGTATGCTTTAGATTCAACAGTAAGAGAAGATCTAAAAACTACAGAATTAAAATCTGTAAAGGGTTTAACAGATAAAGCTAAAGCCGATTTAGCAAGAACTAAAGCACAAACTATACTTTTAATACAAGCATTAGGCAAAAAAAGTACATTAAAAATTTTGCTAAAAATGTTTATTCAACAATGTAAAGAAAGATTAATACCTTTACTTTTAACTTTATTACAATCTTTTTTAATAGGTGAAATAATTAAATATCTAACTGGTCAAATCACCGCAGAAGAATGTGAAGGACCATGCCCATCCCCAGAAGAAGTAGAAAAAATAAAGGCAAAAAGAAATAGAATTGTAAAACAGTTAAATCAAATTTATAAAATGTTAAATACTGCTTTAATTATAGCAGGAATTTTAGGTGGATTATCAGCTTTACTTTTAATTGCTTCTCAAATTATTAAATCAATACCACTACCAACTTCTGTTCCTCCTGGTGTTGGTATCCCTACAAGTTTAATCCTTAGATTTCAAACCTTAATAACAAAACTAGAAACTTTATCTAAAACCATCTTCACCCTATCTTTAGGTATAGCAGGTGCATTACTTGTTTTATTAGGATTATTAAAACAAATAATTCAATTACTAAACTTATTAGACCAACAATTTGAAAGATGTAGTGATACCGAAGGGTTAGATGAACTTGATTTCCAATTAATCCCAGATGAAGCAGAATTAGATACTCCATCAAATGATACAGTAAATGGTTTTACTTTAACCACAGTAGCTGATAATAAAGGAATAGTTGGTTCATTACAAAAAAGATATGCTACGGCAACAGATTCATTAGGTGTTGTAGTTTTAAAAGGAGAACCATCATTTAGTGCAAGTGACCAAATTTTAATCGATGAACTTGCATTTTATATACGATCAAATGATTTAAAAGCAAACTAATCTAATATTTATAATAAATCAATATAACATGAAATTAAGTCAATTAAAAACTATTGTAAAAGATGCTGTAAAAGAGGCAATTCAAGAGGAAATGAAAGACATTCTTATGGAAGCTGTACGCTCTCCTAAACAAACTGTTTATGAAAATAGAATGGGTACTCCTACAACAAATGTAGCAGCACCAACCCCAATGAACCCAGTGATGCAATCATCACTTCCTGAAACCGATAAAGCAACATTAAGAGAAAATATGATGAATGTTTTAGATGGTATGAGACCTGGAGCTAATGGTACATTAAGTGCAAATACAAATAATATGCCTTTAAAAGTAGCAAGTGGTGATACAACATCTCCAAACGGAAGTTTACCTGAAGGAAATGTTAGTATGGATCAAATTATGGGATTAATGAAAGGTAAAGTATAGTATGGCATTTGGAGCACAAAGAATATTTCCCAATGACCAAAGACCTCAAGTAGCAATTGGTTTTAACCTTCCTATGAATGAAGGTGGGGTATTCACTCCTAATTATCAAACTAAACAAGCAATTAAAAACAATTTAATTAATTATTTTTTAACTAACCCAGGAGAAAGACCTGGTAATCCTACTTTTGGAGCAGGATTAAGAGAATATATTTTTTCTCAAATTGATAGTCAAGATTTAGATTATATTAGAGGTGATATACAACAAAAATTAATAGATTATTTTCCTAATGTAAGAGTAAATAATATAACAGTATTACCAGCAGAAGAAGAAAATACCATAAATATAACCATAACATATAGTGTAGCAGATACAAATATAAATGATACACTAAATTTAAGCTTTAACTAATGGCAATAAGAAGAAATATAAATTATACGAATAAAAATTTTAGAGACTATCGTTCTCAATTAATTAATTATTCCCAAACCTATTTTCCAAATACCTATACAGATTTTACAGAAACTTCTCCAGGTATGATGTTTATAGAGCAGGCTGCTTATGTTGGTGATGTTTTATCTTTTTATTTAGATAACCAGGTTCAAGAGAATTTTTTACAATACGCTAGACAAAGTAGTAATTTATATGATTTATCTTATATGTACGGCTATAAACCTAAAGTAACAGGTTTATCTTCTGTTGAATTATCATTTTATCAATTAGTTCCATCTAAGATATCGTCAAGTATAGATTCAGGAGGAAATACAAATAACCTTTATGTTCCTGACTTTAGTTATGCTCTTTATATTGGAGCTAATACTACTTGTCAAACAGATAATAGTATATCTTTTACTATAGAAGATCCAGTTGATTTTACAATATCTGGTTCATCTGATCCAACTAATATAAGTGTTGCTCAAGTATCTAATAATGAACCTACTTATTATTTACTAAAGAAAAAAAGAAATGCATTATCTGGAGCTATAAAAAATCAAACTTTTTCATTTAATGAACCTCAGGAATTCCCTACAGTAGTACTAGAAGATAATAATATAGGAGGTATATTAGATTGTATTGATAGTCAAGGTAATCAATGGTTTGAAGTAGATTATTTAGGACAAGAACAAATATTTACAAATATAAAAAATGTAAATGTAAATGATCCTAATAATTATGCTGAGAGTGATAATGCTCCTTATTTACTTCAAACTAAACAGGTACAAAATAGATTTGCTACTAGATTTTTATCTTCCAATCAACTTCAAATACAATTTGGATCAGGAAATCCTGCAGATACAGATGAAGATATAATTCCTAACCCTTTTAATGTAGGTTTAGGATTACCTTTTGAACGTAATAAATTAACAACTGCTTATTCTCCAACTAATTTTATATTTACTAATACTTATGGAATAGCACCTAGTTTTACTACTTTATCAATTAGATATTTAAAAGGGGGAGGTGTTTCTTCTAATGTAGCTGCTAATAGAATTACAAAAATAAATACTAATAATACTAGATTCCAAACACAAACACTTAACTCTACAGTAGCTCAAACAGTATTTGATTCAATACAAGTAAATAATGAATCCGCGGCTAGTGGAGGTAGTAATGGAGATTCAACCGAAGAATTAAGACAAAATTCTTTATCCCAAATATCAAGTCAGTTACGAAATGTAACTGCAGATGATTATTTAGTAAGAGCCTTAAGCATGCCAGCAAAATTTGGTATTATTTCTAAGGCAATTACTCAAAAACCAAAAGCAAATGATCCTAATACTACTTTAGATTTATATGTTTTATCCCAAGATTTAAATGGTAATTTAACATATGCTTCTGATGCTTTAAAATCAAACTTAAGAACCTATATTAATCAATATAGAATGATAGGGGATACTATTAATATAAAAGATGCTTTTATAATTAATATATGTATTAATTACGAAATAATAACTCTCCCAGATTTTAATAATAGTAATGTATTAACTGCTTGTAATGTTGCTTTACAAAATATTTTTAATATAAATAGTTGGCAAATTAACCAACCTATATTATTAAGAGATATAAGTACAGCATTAGATGGTGTTCAAGGAGTTCAAACAGTAACAAATATATCTATTTCAAATAAAGCTGGAACACAATCTGGATATTCAAAATATGGATATGATGTAACTGGAGCTTTACAAAATGGTACTATATTTCCTTCTATTGATCCAATGATATTTGAAGTAAAATATCCTAACACTGATATAGTAGGTAGAGTAGTTAGTTTAGGACAAGGTGGAGGAAGTACAACAAATGGTGGAGGTAGAAATTATTAAAACATAAACAATGGCAGTATATAAAATTTTCCCACTTCAAGATGCAACCATGTATTCAAGATATCCTCTTACAAATACAGGTATAGATTCTATTCTTGAAATTTCAAATCTTAATCCTACAACAATAGGAACACCTGTTGTTGCTAGACCTATTATTCAATTTGATCAATCCCAAATTAATGATGTTATAAACACTTTAAATACTGGTTCTACTGCAATATCTGCAAGTTTAAAATCATTTATTTCAACAGCTAATGGTATAGTGATGAAATCTGATTTATATGTATATCCTATCTCAGGATCTTGGAATAATGGAAGTGGTGAATATTCAGATAGCCCACCTACAACTAATGGTGTTAGTTGGGAATTTAGATCAAATAACGGGTCTAATGCTTGGTCTACTAATAATTTCGCAACTAATGTTACAGCTTCATTTATAACGGCATCTGAAGGTGGTGGTACATGGTATACAGCATCTAGTGATACTAGACTTAATTTAGAATATTCTCAATCTTTTAATTTAAGAACTGAAAAAGATATAAATGTAGATGTAACAGATATAGTTAAAACATGGTACTCTAGTTCATATAACATACCTGGTACTTATACTGAGATAGAAAATAATGGGTTTATTTTAAAATGGAGTGATGAAATTGAATTTGATTCTAATTTATCTATCCAACCTAAAATGCAATTTTATTCTGTTGATACAAATACCATATATCCTCCTCAATTAGAAATAAAATGGAGAGATTATAAATATTCTACAAATTTACCTATAATTAATACACCTGATTTATATCTAGCTATTGATAATAATCAAGGAGTATTTTATAGTGAAAGTATTAATCAATTTAGAATAAACTGCAGACCAGAATTTCCAACTAGAACTTTTCAAACCTCTTCTGTGTATACTGATAATTTTGCTTTACCACAAGAATCATATTATGCTATAAAAGATTTAGATACAAATGAATATATTATAAATTTTGATGAAGAATTTACTCAAATTAGTTGTGATTCCACAGGAAGTTATTTTACATTATATATGAATGGACTAGAACCTGAAAGATATTATGAAATATTAATTCAAACTACTGTAGATAATAATACTATAGTAAAAGATGATCAATATTATTTTAAAGTTGTAAATGGTTAAATATTATGCAAACTGAAAACATTGATTTAAAAAAAGAAGTTTTTAATAAAACTCAATATGAACAAGTAATTGATACCAATTTTTCTCAATTAGGCGTCCCTTCAGTTAGTGCTAGTGCTGAAGATACAATAAGTGTTGAAGAATTTTTTTCAAATTATAATGCTATTTTTTATGATATACCACCTAATGGGGATACTAATTCACATCAATTTTTAGTAGAACAAAGTGGTCAATATATTAATTTTGATGATTTATCAGCAGAAATTATAGCACTACAAGAAGAAATTGCAGGTTTAAGAAAAGAATTACTAGCAGAACAAATAAAAGTATTAGAATTAGAATCTGGAGTTTCATTTGATACTGGTTCTTTAGATTTAGGAGTAGATAATAACCCATTAACAAATATTTCTAGTAATATAGTAGCAGGTGGTGCATCAGCAAATAGTGGAACAGATACAAATACTAGTGTTTATTAATAGCAACATTAAATGGAAAAAAACATAGTCATAAATACCGTAGATCCTCAAACATTTGAATTTCAAGATTATTCTACTTCAGATGAAACTTTAATTGCTAATAACAGTTTAGATACTGCTTTTACTGCCTCTAGTGATTATATTGAAGCCTACATATATGATGGGAACCAAAATAGAATTTCAAGTCAAGTTCCTTATACTAATTATAGTGTTACTGAAGGAGATATAGTATTAAAACCCTCTAATGATTTAGAAAGATTAGGTTTTGATATGGGTTCATATTATATATCATATGACTTTTATAGACCAAGATTAGGTTCTACTTTAAATACCCAATATTATATAAGTGAAATTAGTTCGGATAGAACTGAAATTCGATTAGATAGTACCCAAATTACTAATGAATTATTAATAAGTTCTAGTTTAGAATTTATAGCATATAGAGATGAAGCAGAATATTTTGTAGATTTTTTCCTTAATTTTGGTAACAATCAACAAGTAATTGCTAATAATATTGAACTAGATTTAGAAGATGAATTAAACCCTACGGTTTTAATTAAATTGTATGAACCTCTTCCTAGTAATTTTACAACAAAATCTCAATGTACCGTTGTAGAACAAATATCTACACCTCAATCTTATAATGTTGTTTTTCCTCCATTAGATTTTACACCAGATGATTTTAGTTATATATCAGGCCCTAATTATAGTTTAAATATTAAAGGAGAATCAGGTACTCCTGGAATGGATTTTTCATATAATACTTTAGTAGAATCTGATTTAACGTCTTCTTTTAATCAAATAAATAGTTTACTTACTCGTAAAGAAATTGATATTAATATTAATTATGAAGATTATAATGATTTTATTTACTTTTCTTCTGCCTATACCAGATTACAAAACTTTTATCATAAAGTAGGAGTAATACAATCTGCTAGTTTACAGTTAGGTAAAATTACCTCAGCAACAACTGGCTCAGAAATTTATAGTTCTAGTCAAGCAGTATTTAGTCAAACAATTCAAGATACTATTAAAAATTTTGATGGTTATGAATATTTTCTTTACTTTAACAGTGGATCAGATTCTTCTTATCCTAAATCTAATTCGGAACCACCATTTATTTTATATCCTACGGGTAGTACAGAAGTTTTAGAATGGTTAGGTTCAACAGATGATGAAAGCCCTTATTATGGTGGTCAATCAATTACTGCTTCTAATTATGATGAAGAAAATCAAAATTCATTATATTTTGCAATTCCAGAATATCTAAGAAGTGATCCTCAAAATGTCAAATATGAATTGTTTGTTGATATGGTGGGACAACATTATGATAATTTATGGTTATATACTAAAAATATTACTACTAAATTTGATGCTGATAACCGTCTAGATTATGGTATTGCAAAAGATATGGTAGCCGATGCTATTAGAGATTTTGGGGTAAAATTATATTCTAATAATTTTAATACTAACGACTTATATACAGCATTTTTAGGACTAACCCCTTCAGGTAGTTCATTTCCTTTCCCATATATGACAGGATCAATTGGTGGTGCTGTTAATACACCTTCTGGGTATGAATATGTAGATTCAACAATATCTGCATCAAACGATATAGTTCCATTAGACGATGTTAATAAACGTTTATATAAACGAATTTACCATAATTTACCTTATTTACTTAAAACTAAAGGAACAGTAGCTGGTTTAAGAGCATTAATTACTTCATATGGTATCCCAGATACAATTTTAAGAATAAATGAATTTGGGGGTAAAGATAGAAATAACTCCCAAGATTGGGATTTAAAACAAGATTTTTATAATGTTGGGTTAAATACAACCAGTTCAGCTTTTACTTCTTCATTTAATTTAAATAGTGATTTTAACGCAGATGAAAACTCACCGGGTGCTATTCAATTTAGATTTAAAACAAATGGAATACCTTCTGCTTCTAATACTCCTATCACTCAATCATTCTTTTATAGCAGCACAGGAGTTGGGAGTAAAATTGCAATGGCTTTAGAATATAATGAAAGTTTATTATTAACTGGATCATATTCAGGATCAACAGAAAGTAAATATAAAAACTATGGTACTTTAAAATTTTGGCCTAATGAAACAATAAACCCTGGAAATTATGCTTCGTTATATTTACCATTTTGGGATGGTGATTGGTGGTCAGTTCAAATTAATAGAAAAGATGGTAAATTTGAATTATTATCTGCTAATGCAATAGGAGAAAATTTAGGATTTACAGGAAGTGATGAAATTAATGCTGATACTACTAAGTGGGAAGCTGCGGATCAAATGTTTTGGTTACCTCAAACTTATGTTTTATTTGATAGTACTTATTACTTTCCATTCTCTGGATCATTACAAGAAGTAAGATATTTTACAGAACCCTTAAGTCAAAGTGTATTTTTTGATTATACTATGAATCCTTATTCATTTGAAGGAAATAATATAAATAGTGCTCCTAACCAACTAGCATTTAGATTACCATTAGGTACAATGTTAAAAACAGGTTCATTTAATACATCCATCCACCCTAAAGTTACTGGATCTTGGGTTACTACCTCTTCATTTAGAAATGATATAGCAAGTACTGCATCATTTTCATCAGCTAAACCTACATGGTTAAAAAATATAGAAGATGTATACCCTGATCAATCTCCATCAGGAATGAGAAATAGAGTAACAGATAAAATACAGACAGAAGCACTTATACTTCCTGAAGGTGATACTTTATCTGGATATGAATCAATACAACAAACTTCATATGTAAGTGAAAGTTTTACTCCTAGTATAAATTATTTAGAAGTAGCATTTTCACCTCAAGATCAAATTAATGATGATATTACAGGTCAATTAGGGTATTTTAATATAGGGGAATATATTGGTGATCCACGATTAATATCCTCATCAGATAGAACTTATCCTGATTTAGATGTTTTAAGAGATGCATATTTTGAAAAATATATAACTAATTATGATGTAACTGATTTTGTTAGATTAATAAAATTCTTTGATAATTCATTATTTAAAATGATAGAAGATTTTACTCCTGCAAGAACAAGTTTATCTTCTGGTGTTGTTATTAAACAACATTTATTAGAAAGAAATAGACAAAGACCAGCTCAGGTAACTTCTTCTTTCCATAATTATTCAGGCTCAGTTAGAAATTTACCTAAAAATTATAGTTTAGGATCAAATGATTATCCACAATATTCAGATTCGGGTTCTGCTATATATAAATTTAGTGGAGGTACAGGTGGTGGATTTGAACCTTTTAATGGTTTACAAACTTACCCATCTGGAACCTTAAATTTAGGTCCTGATAATAGATATTTTGTAACACAAAGTTGGAATGAAGCTTGGGAATCTATTAGTGGTTCAGCTCCAATTGATAGAACAGATCAAAGAGAATTTTATAATGGAGAGTTTAGTGGTTCTAATATTGAAGTAGGTTTAAATGATATTTGTAGTGCATATTTTAAAGTTAGTATGACTGAATATAGATATATACCTGTATTTTGGAGTGCTGATGGAAATAATAATACTAATACTATTTCTGAACAAGACTTCTTAGACCCAAGTAATCAACCTCCATCAGGGTTTGTATGGTTTTGGAATAATGGTCAAACTTTAAGTACTAATAGTGATGGAGTTGTAACTTATATAAAAATGTCTTTAGAGACATATAATGGTTATAATATTGCTTCTTTTATACAGGGAGTTGAATTTATTATATTTAGTTTTAGTAATGCAACAGATTTTAATGGGAATATATTAACTGAAAGAAATGCTACATATTATATAGAATCAGTAGCAATCCAACCAGCAGATTTATCACCAAATGCTAATAGTGTTGGTGCCGCTTTAGCTTTTACAGTACCAGAAATTTCATCAACTGCTGTTTCTTCTGCAGATTCTGCATTTTTTGATTTTAACTTTTCAGCAAGTGGAGACTTTATTTGGTATGCTACAGATGATACAAGTACTGATCCTGATGTAGTAATAAACACAGGAATATCATCCTCAATACCACAAGGTTATTTCCCCTTACCTGGAAGTCCTTTAGTAAACAAAAACTACCCTACAGAATCATTTTTTAGAGGTTGGGCTAGTTCTAATTTTTATCAAAATGGTACTTTTATATCTTCTACAGGTATATTAAGTGATGTATTAGATAACTTTAATACAGGATCACATGAAATAGATAATACTGATACTACATTACAGTCAGGAACAGATCCCGCAAGTAATTACCCATGGTTTATGAATGCTCATTTAGACCAACAGGGAAGTAGCTGGATACAAATTCCATCAGAATCATTTTTAGATTATTCTAATATTCCGGATTCATCAGTAGGACCTGTAGCAACAAATAATTATTTTAATATAGCTTGGACTAGCCAAAGTTCGGCTCAAGGAGTAAATTATTATTATAATGCTAGCAATAATGCTATTTATATATCTGGTTCTCAATTTCAAAACGATTTAAAAACCCCAGGTGCTTTATATTCAAGTAGTCTAGTAGCACAAATAATATCTCAAGGAACTAATCTACCAGGAGGTTATACTCCTCCGGGTCAAACAAGTTTAACAATCCCAATTTCTAATGATAATGAATTATGGGTATACCAAGGAGAAAATAGTGGATTTACTGCTGGAGGTGAATGGCAAAATGCTGCCCCAGATGCAAATGCTTGGAGATATAATAGATATATCCATAGACCATTTAAAATTTATTATTTAACAGAAACAGGATCAGGAGCTCCAAGTGAACCCTATTTAGAATATGATCCTATGGTATATAGTGGTAGTCCGATTATTTCGTTAACTGGTCCTCCACCCTATTATGATGATGTACGACGAAAATTTGCAACTATGTTGGGTACACAAGGAAATATTCCAAATACCTTAACCTATCAAAAACCTTTAAATGCAACAGAAACTTTCCCATCAGTAACTCAAACATCAGGAAGTTTTCAAATATATAGTGAATTAAGACAAGTAAGACCTTTTATATTTACAACTTACCAAACTAAACTAAATATTCCAGGTGCTATAGGTCCAGCTATTGGTTCTGGTTCAGCAATATCGATTTCACAATCAGATGGTACTCCTTTTGCTACATTAAGAATGTATCAAAATGAACAAGCTTCTGTACCACCACCAACTCCAACTGGAAATTCTTATGATGTAACTTGTAATGATTTTATATGTCAACTTTATTATACTGATGAAGATGGAGTGCTTACAGGACCTATTTCAATGCTTAATACTCAAACAGTAGCTATTTGTGCAGATGCTAGTTTAAATCAAAGTCAAGTTATATCTCCAATTTCGTTTGGTAGTTTTTCAATTGTATTAGATGTAAATAATACAAATGGAGCTTGTTCAGCAGTTATTACTAATCCATTAGGAGGAGGAGGAGGTGGATTTAACCTACTTGGTGGTACTTATGTTAATCAACATCCTTATTTTTATGATTTAACAACCAATAATGGTGAAACAGTTCAAAATTCTACAGCTTTAGGATTTGGGCAAGATCCAATATTATTTGGAGAACTTTATGATGGTGAAAATACATCATCACTATCTCTTTTAACTGGAACACAACCCGCAGGAGATCAAACCTTACCTGATATAATATTTCCTAGAGGAGATTATATCTTCACAATGAGTGATTTTGATACTGGTAGATTTACTAATGGTAGAACAGAATTTGGTTTATGGACTAGATTTGGAGATTATGCAACTTATGATTTAGAAAACCAAGTAGGATCAGGACATAACCCTATTACTATAGATTATAAAGATACAAATAATACATCACAAACTATAGATGTATATCAATTTGCAGCTGTTAGTTTTGATGGAGTTGGTCTAAGTCCTGGAGCTGATAATGGAGGAGCACAAAATATAAGTGAAGATATGCGATTCTTTGGTTTTCCATTTGGTCCTTCATATCGTAGAATAAATATTACAATTGGTGGTGATTATAATGTTAGACTTTTTAGAAATCAAAATGCTGGTAATCTAAGAATATATATTAATAATGATATTACAACCACAGGACAAATAACATCAGCAGATGGATCCTCAGTATATTCATTACAATCAGGTTTATTATCTGCTGATACAACAATTACATTACAAGCAGGACAACAGTTAGTATTATCTGTTGAAAATCCAGTTGTAGGATTATCAGTTAATTTTAGTGAAATATATAATACTTCATTACCAAACCCTCAAATTGATGCTGTTGTAGGTAGTCCATTTCCAAATGAACTTACAACTTGGAATAATCCTTATGTAGTAACAGGATCAGTAAGTAATAGATATGTAGGTGGAGTACCAATACCAGCAGGTTTTGCAACTAAAATTATAGATGCATATGTTGTATATTCTCAATCTGCAACTTCAAGTTTAGATGGTGCTTATATATTTGATGTAACACCACAATTTGGAACATTGTCAATGACTGCTTCTGTTTTTGTACAAGCTTTTGATGCCTCTGCTCCTACATCAGCATTATATGGAAATGCTGAATATGGAACTGATGAATATGGCGGATCAGGAATTAGCCCAGCAGCGGGTGGTACATGGACAACAGCATCTCTAATAATATATTCAGGTTCAGCAAACAACTTCCCTAATGAAATGCCAGAATTAGGTGGAGATATAATGTATATAACTAGTTCATATAGTACAGCTCATGGAAATGGAAAAAGAATTACATTACAAGAAAATATTTTACCTGCTCAATTAGATTATAATACAGTTTTAAAAATGGCTTTATTAGTAAGCAGTGGATCTAATAACGCAGCAGTAGTTCAAAAGGGACTTATTGTTACTGAATATAGTATGAGTTTTTCTTCATCAATTCCTCCTAATGTAGATCCTTCTATACCTACTGTATTTAGTGATGATTCTAACTTTAATCTTGCTTTAGATTGCCAACCTTTATTAAATAATTATAGTGAAGGAAGAAAAAATGATAGATTACAAGATGTAGATTATAATTTTGGTACAGTTATACCAAGTAATTGGCAACAAATTATTGACTTTTCAGCTTCAAGAGCCTCAGTACCTGAATCTAATTATACTAAATTTTCATCTGCAAATCCTAGATATTTTGGTACTCGAACAAATAGTGCTAAAATAAATTCATGGACTCCTGGTGATTCTGGTGGATATGGAAAATTACCAAATATTGAAATATCAAGAGGATTTTTAGCTTATTTTAAAAATACTACAGATTTATATCCTTTATTAAATAATACTACTCAATATAACATACAATATTTAATTGGACAAGATGGAGCTGCTACTCAACCTAAATTATCAGATATTACTTTATATAATGTTCAAGGTACATTTGATTCATATCCTGAGATATCTAAAGGAACAGTAGCTTTAAATCAAAATACAGATAATACTATATTAAATCCTTTAAATGGATTAGTTGAATTTAAAAAAGTAACCCAAAAACCAGTTCCTATTATATACACTCAGAAATCAAATTTATTCCCTATAACATCTTCTTTTGATACCGCTACAGGCCTACCAGATGAGTTTTGTGAGGGACTAGATTTGATTGGAGATGAACCTGTGGATCCTACTATTGTTCCAACTTTTGCAAATTATGGTTTTTTAGCCGAAAGTGAAGAAGTTGGGGTACAAGGAATAAACTTTACTGATGAATTTAATTCAACAGTCAAAAACCCAAATGGGAATGTTTCTCCTAATGTTACAGCTTCATTTGTAGATGGTAGTACTACTTATCAAGTATATGATACTGCAACAGGAATAATAAGAATCCCAAATGACGATGATTATCCAGTAGGTAATGCAGGCAATGGTAATTCTACTTCTCAACCTTATACTTTAGAAATGAAAGTAGGTATTGATACTTCCCCTCTTACTTATGCAGTTCAAACTTCAAATGAGAGTAAAAGTGGTAATTATAATACTTCTGTACAATTGGGAAGTATGAACATTAAGTTTCAAAGAACAAATACTCAAGGTCCTTCTAGTACCTCATTTAATACCTTTGCACCATCAAATGTTAAAGTTGAATTAGTAACTTATATACTACAATCAGATGGTAATCTTTTAACAAATACTATTAATTATTCACAAGTAGCCCCTGCTTATATTACCGGTACTTCAGGAACTGGTGGAGTTACAGTTAATTGGAATGCCGATGTGATTGATGGTTTACTTGCTAATCAAGGTATAACTGCTCAAGCAGTACAATTAGGAGGTACTATTCAAAAACAAAGATGGTATGTTTCATGTACAGTACCTTCATCTACTATTAGACAAGGTAGAAACTTTAGAGCTATAGGAACAGGTAATATGATTGTTTTAACCTCGGGTCAAAGAAATGTAGCATTAGATCCTGTATTTTTTCCAACGGGTCAAGGTGGTGGATTTGAAGTACGAATGGCATTAAATGGTGCACAAAGTAATCCTGTTACAGCAGCAGTTGCTCCTTTTTGGATATTTAAAGAAGATGGTAGTGGAAACAAAATTACTAATACTTTAATAATGAGTTCATCTCAAATGAATAAGGCATATGGAAGAGGATTTATTCAAAAAGATTTAATTTATACTTCAAGTTTTAATAAAGATTTTCCTGATGGTATAGAACCTGGTTTTGCACAATTCCCAACAATTCAAACTGCATGGAATGTACAACCTTATGATGAAATTAGATTTATGGGTAAAGAAGAAGAAACTTATTCTATAACATCAATCATTACTCCATCTCAACAACAAAATAGTAGTTATATACAAGATGGTGTTGGGATGTTAGAAGTAGTTTTAGATAGAGATATACATCCAAGTAATGATATTGTATTTGAATCTACTCCTGGGGGTATAGGTACATCTTTAGATGTTAAAGCAACAGCTTCTTTATATTCAGGTGATGAGGAAGGAACTATTCAACCACAAATTAAAAAAGTAAACTTTGGACAACAATCATTTAGACCTCTTGATTTTTTCTTAGTAAGAAGGTACGTGGAAGATGCAAGTTCTCTTATTACATTCCAACAATACCCTTACGGTAATCCACCTATAAGTGCATCCTCAACAGGGTTTATTGCACCGGAGTACCCAACATCAAACCTAAAAACTAACCCAGATGAACTATTATCTGACTTAGTTGATAAAAAACTAATAGAGTAACATATTTATAACATATAATAATATTTATATCAAAAAAACAAAATGGGATATTTAAATAACGCAATAATTACAGTAGATGCTATTTTAACTACTAAAGGTAGAGAAGCAATGGCATCCAATGATGGTTCTTTTCAAATCACTCAATTTGCATTAGCCGATGATGAAATAGATTATACACTTTTTAATCCAACACATCCCTCAGGTTCAGCATATTATGGTGAAGCAATAGTAAATCAACCATTATTAGAGGCTTTCCCGTTAGAAAGCCAAATAATGAAGTATAAACTTACAACACTACCTAGAGGTACAGCAAAAATGCCAATATTAAATCTTGGTTATGCCGCTATTACTTTACAACAAGGAGCACAATTAGCTATTACTCCTCAAACTTTGAATTATTTAGGTAATGATCAAACCTTTGAAACTAGTGGGTATTCTGCTACTATTGCAGATGTAAGAACTTTAGCTTCTTTTGAAGGATTAGGAATCCAAAACGCAGCTACAACAAATGCAAATGCAAATGCAACAACTACTGTTGGAACTAATGTATCATCAACTGTAACAGGAACACAAATAAATTTAAGAGCAACAACAATTAATACTTTATTTGGAACAAATTCAACTTTAGTAACAACATTAACTGTAATTGGATTAGATAGTGGTGCAAGATTAACAATCCCAGTAACAATAACAAAACAATCATCCTTAACAGCATAAAAATATGAGCTTTAATAGATTAGACCCAGAAGATTTTGTAGTAAGTGCCGATGCTGTTTCAGCAACAGTATGGTCACAAAATCAACCCTTTCTTACAACATTTTTTACATCTTCTGCCCAAGAAACAGGACAATCCGGAGATTATTACTTAAATATATTAAATACAGCTTCAAGTGAACCTAATTCTGAGGTACAATTTGCAATTGCTTATGCTGATCAAACAGGTGGTGGTGCTTCATCTTATAATCCTGCAGTAAATAATTATTCTCCTTCAACAACAATATATGGTTCATACAGAACTTTGGTATTAGAAGATGAAAATTCTGAATTTATATTTGGTGATGTATCTTCAAGCTTTTTTTATGCTATAAGTATTGATAGAGCTAGATATAAAGAAACTTTATTCCCAGGTTCTTTAAATTTACTATTATCTAGTAGTATAGCAGGTTATGATACATTACAATTAACAGATAATTCTCAAGATGTTACTATACCACAATATTTTGGTACAATGAGAGCTTACCAAGTTATTAGTGGATCTAATGGTTCAGCTTATAATAAAACTACAGGTATTAATAATAATAATGTAGGATATACAAACCAAAGTGGTTCTTATGGTTTATTCCTTCCAGATATTTCTACTATTTTATTAAATGCAAATGCCTTAGATATTTCTGATTCTCCTGAAGGTATTAATTTAGGTACTAATAGGACTTTAAATACCGATGCTAATAATGCCCAAAAATTATACATACATATGTCTGGGAGTGGGGGATCATCATTTGGTTTAGGTTGCCAAGAAACTATTACATCAGATTATGTATTTGTAAGAGCAAGAAGTTCAGAAATTAACTACTCAGAAAACCCATCATTTATATCAGGTTCAACTGGAGAAGTAATTTATTCATATTTTATTAATAATCCAACTGTATATCCAACAACTGTAGGTTTATATAATGATAATAATGATTTATTAGCAGTAGCTAAGTTATCAAAACCTATACAAAAAGATTTTACAAAAGAAGCTCTAATACGAGTAAAACTAGATTTTTAAGATGAATGGCGGCTTTCAAACAATTCAATGCACCCGATATAATTGTATCACCATTAGAAGTAAATAAATCATTTACTTTTTCTGGTGACTCAGAATTATCAGCTTCAAATGTTGATGTTAATAGATTTTTAGGGGTAAATACAAATTTTACAGCTTCAAACAATCAAGCTACAGGATTTAATTCAGGTAGCTTAATTTTATCTCAATCAACAGTATATGATAATATTAAACAATTATATTATTCTAATTATATAACTTCTAGTTTTGGTGATAATGCCGTAACTGCTAGCGTATTATTAGGTTCTGATGCATCTGGTGATGTGTTAATAGGTGGTGTGGGTTCTAACGGTAGATACTCAAATTATTTACAATCTACATTAACTCAATCACGTTTTTTCCCTACAGGTTCAAATGAAGAAATTTTAGTATTTTCAATACCTTCTAAATTATATGGAGATTATATTCAACCAGAATCATTTGCATTAACTCTTGGTTATGATAGTACTAATTTCACTGATTTAGCAGAAATTACAGATGATGGAGAAGGCAATTTATTATCTGCTAGTATTAATGTAGGACAAATATTTTATCCTCATGGTATTGCTGTAATAACACAACAAGATTTTGATGGAAATAGTTTAGGAAATGCATATTTTAATACAGAAATATCTTGTTCATTTTCAAGTTCATATACAATTTATGAAACACAATATAAATGTACTATTAATGAAAGTGAATTTAATTTTTCACAAAACCCAAGTATTATATCAGGAAGTATAACAGATAATGCAATAACATCTAGTAATATACCTTATGATTTTGCCACTGGTTCTTATTTTAGTCCCTATGTAACTACTGTTGGTATGTATAACGAACAATATGAATTGTTAGCTGTAGGTAAATTAGCACAACCTTTACCTACTTCACAAACAACTGATACAACAATTTTAGTAAATATAGATAGATAATGGCATGTACACTTTCAAATACAGGAATACAAACGGGTTGTACAATACTTGCTACACAAGTATCACAATCTATAAATGCTTTTACAAAAGCAGAAGCATATGATATATCAATATCTGGTTCTCTTGTAGTAACGGGTAGTACATTTTTCTCTAGTTCAAATGGAGCAATGTATTTACAAGGTATAGGTCAAAATACTCAAAATCACGTTTTAACTTATAATTCTAGTAATGGTAATGTAACATTTGCCTCTTGTCAATGTTTTGTATCTCCCCCGGCAACAGGTGCTTATATAACAGGAAGTGGAGAAGATATTAGACCAATAGCAGGACAAAATTCTACTAACAATTGCCAAAACTCAGGAATAGGTAGTGGTGCTAATAATAATGTAACTTCTAGTTTTTCTTATATTGGAGGAGGTAGATCAAATAATATTTCAAATGCTTCTGATTGTTCTATAATAGGTGGTGGAACATTAAACAATATTATTTCAGCTGATAATTCTAATATATTAGGTGGATTCCGAAATACAATTAATAAAAATTCAGGTTATAGTGTAATATTAGGAGGGTCATGTAATGAAATAAATAGATGTGGTAATTCCCATTTAATAAATGGGTGTGAGAATGAAATAATGGGTAGTGGAACAACTAATAGTTTTGGTACAATATTAAATGGTTGTTGTAATAAAATATGTGGTAATGCTAGTGGTTGTTCTTATAATACAATATTAAATGGTGAAGGTAATATTATTGAAAATTCAAAATATTCTGCTATACTAGGGGGGTTAGATAATAAAGTATGTGCACCTGGGGGTAATATAATTGGAAATGATAATGAAATCCAATTATCACACGATCAATCTGTTATGATAGGTAGTTGTTTAACAAGTTGTGCTGCTTGTACGGTTCATGTAAATAATTTAAATGTAGGGTGTACAACACAAATGCAATTAAGAAATCCAATTGGTAGTGGACAAGCAGGAATGTTAGTAGCTTGTGATGCAGGAGGTGGAGCAGCTGAGTTATATTTTCATAATGGAACAGCATATAAAAAGGTATGCTTAGTACCATAAGAAATAATTTTATAATATTTATAATAAAACCTAATGGCTAAGAAGTTAGAAAATATTTTTAATCCAAATGTTGATGAAATTTCACAAGGTTTTACAATCAACTCTTGGCATGTATCTCAATCTGTAGATGCATTTACCGCTGAAGATGCATATGATATATCAATATCAGGATCTTTAAATATAACAGGATCATCTACGTTATCAGGAAGTGTAGTAATTGATACTTTACCTGATGCTTCATCAGGATATGAAGTAGTAGTAGTAGATTCTTCAACAAAACAATTAAAAAAGGTATCAGCTATAAGTGCTGGTTCATCAGGTACTTCAGGTACTTCAGGAACATCTGGTTCATCAGGTACTTCAGGTTCATCAGGATCAAGTGGCTCTTCAGGTACTTCAGGTTCATCAGGTGTAAGTGGTACTTCAGGTACTTCAGGAGCAGATGGGGATAGATATCAAACAACTTCAACAACTTCAGTAGCAATAGGAACAGGTAATACTTGTATTACAGTAGAAACAGGATTAGCTTATTCAGCAGGCCAAGAAATGATTATGGCTAATAGTGATACTGCTTTTCAAACAGCTTTAGTAGTATCATATGATGAAGTAACAGGGGTACTCTGTTTTGGTAGTTTAATAGAACAAGTAGGCTCAGGTACATATACATCATGGGAAGTAAACCTATCAGGTAATGTAGCAGGTTCAAGTGGTACATCAGGTACTAGTGGTTCTTCAGGAACATCAGGTGCTGATGGTAATGATGGTTCATCAGGTACTTCAGGTACTAATGGAACTTCAGGAACAAATGGAACTTCGGGAACAAATGGTTCATCTGGTACTAGTGGTACTTCAGATAGATATTCAACAACCTCAAGTACTTCATTTACATTAGGAGGAAATGGTACAATAACAGTAGAAACTGGTTTAGCTTATACTCCTGCTCAATCTATAATCATAGTTTATGATGTAAACAACTTCCAAGAATGTGAAGTTACATCTTATGATAGTTCTACAGGTGAATTAGTATTCCAATCTCCAACCAGAACAGTAGGTTCAGGAACTTATACAAGTTGGACAGTTAATTTAGATGGTGCTTCAGGTGGAGATGGTTCATCTGGTTCATCAGGTTCAAGTGGAACATCTGGAACAAGTGGAATTTCAGGTTCAAGTGGTACATCAGGAACTTCAGGTTCTTCAGGATCATCTGGTGTTAGTGGAACTTCAGGTTCATCAGGAACAAGTGGAACAAGTGGTACATCAGGAACCTCAGGAACTTCAGGTACATCTGGTTCAAGTGGAACATCAGGTTCAAGTGGTTCAAGTGGAACAAGTGGAACTTCAGGTACAGATGGTACATCAGGAACAAGTGGTTCAAGTGGAACTTCAGGTTCTTCAGGAACTTCAGGTTCTTCAGGAACATCAGGAACATCTGGTACAGATGGAACAAGTGGAACAGATGGTTCTTCAGGCACATCCGGAACAAGTGGAACAGATGGTTCTTCGGGCACATCAGGAACTAGTGGTTCAAGCGGAACCTCTGGTACTTCAGGAACTTCTGGTACTTCAGGCACCTCAGGAACTTCAGGTACAGATGGGACAAGTGGTTCATCAGGAACATCAGGCACATCAGGAACTTCAGGTACAGATGGTTCTTCAGGAACAAGTGGAACTAGTGGGACTAGTGGAACCTCAGGAACATCAGGAACCTCAGGTACCTCTGGTTCAAGTGGGACATCAGGTTCATCAGGAACTAGTGGAACAGATGGTACTTCAGGAACAGATGGTTCATCAGGAACATCTGGAAGTTCAGGAACTTCAGGTACAGATGGTACAGATGGTTCAAGTGGTACAAGTGGAACAAGTGGCTCAAATGGTACAGATGGCTCATCAGGAACAAGTGGAACAAGCGGTTCATCAGGAACTTCTGGAACAAGTGGAACAAGCGGTTCATCAGGAACTTCTGGTACCTCTGGTTCCTCAGGAACTTCAGGTACATCAGGAACTTCAGGTTCAGATGGTACAGATGGCACTTCAGGAACTTCAGGTTCTTCAGGTACATCAGGTACATCGGGAACAAGTGGTTCCTCAGGAACAAGCGGATCTTCAGGAACATCAGGAACAAGCGGAGAATCAGATAAATATGCTACAACTTCAAGTACTTCTTTTACTTTAGGTAATAGTGGTACAATAACTGTTGATACAGGTCTTGCATATACCCCTGCTCAATCCATAATCATAGTTTATGATGTAAATAATTTCCAAGAATGTGAAGTAATAACTTATGATGATACTAATGGTGAATTAGTATTTGGAAGTCCTACTAGAACAGTAGGTTCAGGAACTTATACAAGTTGGACAGTTAATTTAGATGGTGCTAGTGGTGGAGATGGTTCTTCAGGAACATCTGGGACTTCAGGAACTTCAGGTTCAAGTGGTACAAGTGGTACATCAGGAACAAGTGGTACAAGCGGTTCTTCAGGAACAAGTGGTACAAGCGGTTCTTCAGGTACATCAGGTTCATCAGGAACTAGTGGTACAGATGGTACTTCAGGTACAGATGGTTCAAGTGGAACATCAGGTACTACAGGTACTGCAGGTACAGATGGTTCAAGTGGAACATCAGGAACAAGCGGAACTTCAGGTTCAAGTGGTACAAGTGGAACTAGTGGAACAGATGGTAGTTCAGGAACTTCTGGAACATCAGGTACTTCAGGTACAGATGGTAGTTCAGGAACAAGCGGAACTTCAGGTTCGAGTGGTACAAGCGGAACTTCAGGAACAGATGGTACAGATGGTAGTTCAGGAACTAGTGGAACTAGTGGAACAAGTGGTACTTCAGGAACTTCTGGTACATCAGGTGAAGTAGGAGATGATGGTTCTTCTGGTACATCAGGAACAAGTGGTTCAGATGGTTCTTCAGGTACAAGTGGTACTAGTGGATCTAGTGGTACATCAGGAACTTCAGGTTCAAGCGGAACAAGCGGAACTTCAGGTACAGACGGAACAGATGGTACTAGTGGTTCTTCAGGAACTTCAGGAACAGATGGTACAGATGGTACTTCAGGTACTTCAGGTACAGATGGAACAAGTGGCACTTCAGGTACAAATGGAACATCAGGTTCTTCAGGTACAAGTGGTACAAGTGGATCTTCAGGAACATCAGGAACATCTGGCTCAAATGGTACAGATGGAACAAGTGGTACTTCTGGTACTTCTGGAAGTAGTGGTACATCAGGTACTTCAGGTTCTTCAGGAACATCAGGAACCTCTGGTACAGATGGTACAGATGGCACTTCAGGTACTAGTGGTTCAAGTGGTACAAGTGGAACTTCTGGAACAAGTGGTTCAAGTGGAACATCAGGAACAAGTGGATCTTCGGGAACAAGTGGATCTTCAGGTACATCAGGAACAAGTGGGGAATCAGATAAATACGCTACAACTTCTTCTACTAGTTTTACCTTAGGTAATAGTGGAACAATAACAGTTGACACGGGTTTAGCTTATACAACAGCTCAATCTATAATCATAGTTTATGATGTAAACAACTTCCAAGAATGTGAAATTGATTCATATGATAGTTCTACAGGAGAATTAGTATTTTTATCACCTACTAGAACAGTAGGTTCAGGAACATACACATCATGGGAAGTCAACCTAGATGGTGCTAGTGGTGGAGATGGTAGTTCAGGTACATCAGGTACTAGTGGTACTTCAGGTACATCAGGCTCAAATGGTACAGATGGAACCTCAGGAACATCTGGTTCAAGTGGAACAAGTGGTGTTTCAGGAACAAGTGGATCATCAGGAACAAGTGGTACTAGTGGTACTTCAGGAACTTCAGGTTCTTCAGGAACATCAGGAACTTCAGGTACAGATGGCTCTTCGGGCACATCAGGAACCTCTGGTACAGATGGTACAGATGGTACTTCAGGTAATAGTGGTTCTTCAGGAACTTCAGGAACAAGTGGAACAAGTGGTTCAAGTGGAACTTCAGGAACTTCAGGATCAAATGGTACCGATGGTACTTCAGGTTCAAGTGGTACAAGTGGAACATCAGGTTCAAGTGGTACAAGCGGGACTTCAGGAACATCAGGCTCAAACGGTACAGATGGAACAAGTGGTACATCTGGTTCAAGTGGAACTTCAGGAACATCTGGTTCAAGTGGAACAAGTGGTGTTTCAGGTACAGATGGAACCGATGGTACTTCAGGTACATCAGGTTCTTCAGGAACTTCAGGAACAAGTGGATCATCAGGAACAAGTGGTACTAGTGGTACTTCAGGAACTTCAGGTTCTTCAGGAACATCAGGAACTTCAGGTACAGATGGAACAGATGGAACAAGTGGTTCTTCAGGAACATCAGGAGATTCAGGTTCTTCTGGGACAAGTGGTACTTCAGGAACAGATGGTACAGATGGTACCTCAGGTTCAAGTGGCACAAGCGGAACTTCAGGTTCAAGTGGAACAAGTGGAACTTCAGGTACAGATGGTACAGATGGTTCATCAGGAACAAGTGGTACAGATGGTACAGATGGTTCATCAGGAACTAGTGGTACATCAGGAACTAGTGGTTCAAGTGGTACATCAGGAACATCTGGCTCAAATGGTACAGATGGAACAAGTGGTTCAAGTGGTACAAGCGGAACTTCAGGATCAAATGGTACTGATGGTTCTTCGGGTACAAGTGGAACATCAGGAACAAGTGGAACTTCAGGTTCTTCTGGTACATCAGGAACCTCAGGAAGTTCAGGTACATCAGGAACAAGTGGGGAATCAGATAAATACGCAACTACATCATCAACTTCTTTTACTTTAGGTAATAGTGGTACAATAACTGTAGATACTGGTTTAGCTTATACAACAGCACAATCTATTATTATTGTATATGATGTGAATAATTTCCAAGAATGTGAAATTGATTCGTATAATAGTTCTACAGGAGAATTAGTATTTTTATCTCCAACAAGAACAGTAGGTTCAGGTACATATACATCATGGGAAGTTAATTTAGATGGTGCTTCAGGTGGAGATGGTTCTTCAGGTACAAGTGGTACTAGTGGATCAAATGGTACAGATGGTAGTTCAGGTACTTCAGGAAGTTCTGGAACTAGTGGATCAAATGGTTCTTCAGGTACATCCGGAAGTTCAGGTACATCAGGAACTTCAGGTACAGATGGAACAAGTGGTTCAAGTGGAACAAGTGGAACTTCAGGTTCAGATGGAACAAGTGGATCATCAGGAACAAGTGGTACTAGTGGAGTAAGTGGCTCTTCAGGTTCAAGTGGTGAAAGTGGAACAGATGGTTCTTCAGGTACTTCAGGTTCTTCTGGAACAAGTGGTTTATCGGGTCCAACAGGTCCTTATGAATATCATGTTCCTGGGGACGAAGATTCAGGTATTCATCCTGTAAGTGGTTCAAATACTGCTAATGGTTGTTGGTCAACAATTGCTGGTGGTCAAAATAATGTTACAAATGGGAGTTGTGCATATGGATTTATTGGAGGTGGTTCTTCTAACTCAATAAATACTTGTGCTATAGGTCAAGTTATTGTTGGTGGATGTGGTAATAGTGCCTCAGGAACCATTGGTGTTAATAAAGGAGATTATAACTTTATAGGTAGTGGTTGTGAAAACAGCAATACTGGTGGTATATCCGCTATTGTAGCTGGTAGAAATAACTGTATAACTGGTACAGGTCTTGGTGCTGCATTTACTGGTGCATCTGGTAGTTTTATTGGAGCTGGTGCCAATAACTGTATTAGTGCTGGGTGTTGTTCTGTAATTGTAGGAGGACGTCAAAATGTAAACTGTTCAAACATTAGTTTTATAGGTGGTGGAGCAAGACATACTCTTGGAAGTGACGCAACCCAAGATGTTTATAACGTAATTGTAGGTGGTCTTTGTAATTGTGCTTTTGATTTTTACAACTTTATTGGTGGTGGCCATAAAAACTTTATCTCTTCTAGTGTAGGTGAAAGTGGAATTGCAAATGTTGTAGTTGGAGGAGAATGTAATCGTATTGGGGGTTCGAATAGTTTTATAGGAGGTGGTATTTGCAATTACCTTACTGGTTCATGGGGTGTTATTGTTGGAGGTTCAACTAATAAAAGCCTTGATTATTCCAATGATAATTTTGTTATAGTTGGAGGTTTTAGTAATGAAAACTGTGCAGATTATACTTTTATAGGGGGTGGTTGTTGCAATGTAGCAGAACATCAACATGCTTTTATTCTTGGATCAGATATAACTTCAGTTTCAGCTTGTACAACTCACGTAAATAAACTTAATATAGGTACTGTTAATACAGGTACTGAAGATGATGTTCTTATTATAGCATCAGATGGTACTGTTAAAAAGAAAACAGCAGCAGCAACTTCAGGTACATCAGGTTCAAGTGGAACTTCAGGTACAAATGGAACATCTGGTTCAAGTGGAACTTCAGGAACATCAGGCTCAAGTGGTACATCTGGTTCAAGTGGAACTTCAGGATCAAATGGTACAGACGGTACTTCAGGAACTTCTGGTTCATCTGGTACTTCAGGTACTTCGGGTACATCAGGAAGTTCAGGAACTAGTGGAACTGATGGTACTTCAGGAACATCAGGTTCTTCTGGAACAAGTGGAACAAGTGGCACTTCAGGAACTTCAGGTTCAAGTGGAACTTCAGGAACATCAGGAACAAGTGGTTCCTCAGGAACTTCAGGAACAAGTGGTAGTTCAGGCACTAGTGGTTCATCTGGAACAAGCGGAACAAGTGGTTCAAATGGTACAGACGGATCATCAGGAACAAGCGGAACAAGTGGTAGTTCAGGTACTAGTGGTTCAAGTGGTACAAGTGGAACTTCAGGTTCGAGTGGCACAAGCGGAACTTCAGGAACAGATGGTACAGATGGTTCATCAGGAACAAGTGGTTCATCAGGAACTAGTGGTTCTTCAGGAACATCAGGAACTAGTGGTACAAATGGTAGTTCAGGAACATCAGGTTCTTCAGGAACTTCAGGAAAAGATGGTAATTTTGGAGGTGCTACATTTGATTATACTTTTAGTACATCAACTTCAATAGCAAATCCTGGAGGAGGTAATGTAAGATTAAATAATTCAACTCAATTTTCTGCTACAGAAATGGCAATTAGTGAGGTTGATGATCAAGGAGAAAGTATTCAAAGTTTCTTACAAACAGTAGATAGTTCAACATCAGCTGTAAAAGGTCACGTTAGGTTATCTGATAAAGATGATCCATTAGATTTCCTTTTATTTGCAATCTCTGATTTAACAGATAATGGAGCTTGGTGGACAATTGATGTTAGTAATGAAGCATATGGGGGTAACAGTTTAACAAATGGTGAAGACATTATAGTATCATTTGTAGTTACAGGTGATAGAGGTGACGATGGTTCTTCAGGTTCAAGTGGAACAAGTGGTTCAAGTGGCACGAGTGGATCATCGGGAACAAGTGGAACAAGTGGTTCATCAGGAACATCAGGTTCTTCAGGTACATCAGGAAACTCAGGTTCATCTGGTTCTTCAGGAACTTCAGGAACATCAGGTTCTTCAGGAACAAGTGGAACATCTGGTTCAAGTGGAACATCTGGTTCAAGTGGAACAAGTGGTTCAAATGGTACATCTGGAAGTAGTGGAACAAGTGGCACTAGTGGTTCATCAGGAACTTCTGGTACAGATGGTACAGATGGCACTTCAGGAACTAGTGGTTCAAGTGGCACAAGTGGAACTTCAGGTTCTTCAGGTACTTCAGGTTCAAGTGGTACAAGCGGAACTTCAGGTTCAAGTGGTACATCAGGTACTACAGGAACTGCAGGTACAGATGGTTCATCAGGAACAAGTGGTTCTTCAGGAACATCAGGAAGTAGTGGTTCAAGTGGTTCAAGTGGTTCAAGTGGAACATCAGGAGTAGCTAATATATTAGATAATGCTAATAATAGAGTTACAACAGCAACAGGAACACAAGGTGAATTACAAGCTGAAGCTAATTTAACATTTGATGGTACTCAATTAATGGTATCAGGATCAGGTAGTACAATTTTAGATGTACAAGGTTCTCAAGGCCAATTATTTTCTGTAACTGATGATTTATTAGGAACAGTATTTGCAGCATCAGATATATCAGGAGTACCAATTTTACAAGTTAGTGCTTCAGGTTTAACACAACAAGATGGTGATATGTGTATCACTGGTTATACTCAAGTTAAGGGTAACTTTAACGTAAGACCAAATTCAAGTGGTGTTGGTGGAACTTTATCAGTATCAAGAAATGATGTTAATGGATGGAGCTCAGGTAGCCTTCAAATTAACCAAAATGGTACCATAAATAAATCAACAATTACAGCAACGGGAAATAATGGAGGAGGAGGACTTGGTTCATCTGCTATGGGTTGTTTAGAATTCCTTACTAAGAATACATCAGCTGGTACTACCTCAAATCCATTAAATCTTAATAGTGGTACTGTAAACATGCCTTCATTATTAACTAAAACTTCTACTTGTGTAGTAGTAGTAGATTCAAATGGTGATTTAGGATATAGAGTAGAAGCAGGTTCTTCAGGAACATCTGGTTCTTCAGGAACATCAGGTTCATCTGGAACATCTGGTTCTTCAGGAACTTCAGGTTCATCTGGAACATCAGGTAATTCAGGTTCAAGTGGTTCTTCTGGAACTTCAGGTAATTCAGGTTCATCTGGTTCTTCAGGAACTTCAGGTTCATCTGGAACATCAGGTAATTCAGGTTCAAGTGGTTCAAGTGGTACAAGTGGAGCAGCTACAATTACTAATTTAGGTAACAATAGAGTTACAACATCTACAGGAGTACAAGGAGAACTAAATGCTGAAGCTAATTTAACTTTTAATGGCAGTACATTAGTAGCAATTGGATCATTAACTGTAGGTATGAGTAATTCTGATAGAATAAACTTTACTAGTGGTAGTACATCTAATCTTGGTAATTTAACATCTGTATTAGGTGGTCATGATCATCTTATTACTATGGGTACCCAAAATGCAACTATTGCCGGAGGAGCATGTAATATGAATAATGGTCAATGTTCATTTATTGGGGCAGGTTTTGCAAATACAAGTTCAGCACAAATGAACTTTATAGGAAGTGGATGTACAAATTATGCTAGTCGAGATCTTGGTGCTGTTGTTGCAGGACAAGATAATTGTAACGCAGGTATAGCATCTTTTATTGGAGCTGGTACTGATAATTATGTTGATTATTGTTCAGTTGCTACTAGTGTACTTGGTGGTAATAGAAATAAAGTATGTAATGCTTCTTGTTGTGCTGCCATAGTTGGAGGAGAAAAGAATAGCCTTTGTTTTGCTCCTTTTTCTACCATAGTAGGAGGTTGTATGAATACAATATCAGGTAGTTCCCAAATATCATTTAGTACAATAATCTCAGGTAAAGAAAATTTAGTTCAAGGAAATTATGCAGCAGCAGGTGGAGAATTTGCTCAAGCTACTGGAGATCAATCAATAGCTTATGGTTACGCAGTAACAGCATCAGGAGGTGCTTCTGCAGCATTTGGTGCTGTTAATAATGCAAAAGGAGGTAATTCATTTGCACTTGGAGGTCAAACAAATTTAGCATCAGGATTAGATGCAGTTGCTTCAGGATGTGGTAATACAGCTAGTGGTTGTCAATCCTTTGTAATTGGTACAGGTGCTACTGCTTCTGGTAATTCCTCATTTGCAGGAGGTGGATCTGGTACTAAAGCAACTAATGAAGGTTCATTTGCATTTGGTCAAGGTAACTGTGCATGTCGTACAAACTCCGCAGTATTAGGAGGATGTTTGAATAAAGCTCTTGGTTCAGGTTGTGATATTATAGCAGGTGGATTTTGCAATGAAATTACGAGTGGAATAGGAAATGCTATAGTAGGAGGAGCTCAAAATTATATCCAAGCAGGAAACCATAACTTTATTGGAAGTGGAGGATCTAATTGTATCACCATGGATACTAACATAAATGGTTATACAGCAGTAAATGGAATTTGTAATATATCAGATGGGGATGGTAGTTATTCATTCATGGCTGGGGGTTATAATAATAATTTTGGAGCATATAGTATAGTTCTTGGGAATGGATCAGTAGGAAGTAAAGGTAATGTTCAAGTTGCTATAGGTTGTGGTATTACTACTCCAACAAGTGCAACTGCAGCTAGAGGAGATTCTCAAGTTATTGTTGGTAAATTTAATGATTATGCTGGTTCTACCTGTGTACATAGATTTGCTGTTGGTAATGGTACTTCAGATACTTCAAGAAGTACTAAATTTGCTGTAATAGGAAGTGGTACATCTAATGGTCAAGTAGCAGTTAATTCTACAAATGGATGTTCTTTTTATACATTCTTTGTAAATGGTAGCGCAGCTAAACCATTTGGTGGAAGTTGGTCAAACTCTTCAGATGAAAGATTAAAAACCAATATTCAAAACTATACTAAGAGTTTAAGTGATATTATACAAATCCAACCAAGAACATTTGATTATACTGGTGCAGCTAACCATCCAACAGGAAGTGGAATTGGTATCATAGCCCAAGAAATACAAAGTATTTTCCCAGAAACAATTCATAATTTTACAGCTAAATTAAATGAAAATGATGAAGAAGAAACTACAGATTTATTAGGTTTCCAACAAGATCCACTTATATTTGCTGCTATTAATGCCATAAAGGAATTAAATACTAAAGTAGAACAACTAGAACAACGTATTCAAGAATTAGAAGGATAAAAAAATATGAAACATACTTGGAAAATTTATGAATTAAATAGAAATGTAACTAACGGTGTAGTTAATAAAGTTAAGTTTGCTTGTATATCTTACATTAATAGTGGAAGTAAATCTTACTCTAGAAGAAAAGTAGGAGATATAGAAATATCTGGTAGTTCAACTGATGAAAATTTTGTTCCTTATGAAAACTTAACAGAAGGTGATGTATTAGCTTGGGTAACTAGTTCTATTGATTATACATCTTATGAAACATGGAATTCTGCTTCTTTAGCTTCTTCATTATTAGAAATATCAAATGTAACAGAAGCAACAGGAAAACCTTGGAATTAATAAAATAATGTGGAAAACTAAGAATAATGTTGTATATTGTTCTTACTAAAATTAAAGTTATAAATGAATATAATATTCCAAATAGAGGGTGGTCTAGGTAAATCTATCATGGCTACAGCAATGGTAAAAGTTATTAAAAAACGTTATAAAAATTCTCATCTAGTAGTAGTTACAGCGTTTAAAGATGTATTTTTAAATAATCCAAATGTTGATGAAATATATAATATTAATAACACAAGTGGTTTTTATTTAAAATATATTAAAGACAAAAAATGTAAAATTTTTGTAAATGAACCTTATAGAACCTCAAATTTTATTCTAGAAAAACCAATACATCTATTTAAAACCTGGTGTGATTTATATGGATTACATTATAATAATGAACAACCAGAAATTTATTTAACACAACCTGAGTTAGATTATTTTAAACCCTTTTACCAAACAGATAAACCAATATTAGCAATACAACCAAATGGAGGTCCACAAAATTTAGGTTATAACTATGCATGGACAAGGGATTTACCTGATCCTACCGTAATAGATATAATTAATAGATATAAAGAATCCCATACTATTGTACATATAAAAAGAGAAGATCAAAAAGTTTATCCTGATACCTTACATGCTTTAGATGGATTTAGAAGTATAGCAGTACTATTATTATTATCAGATAAAAGAATATTAATAGATAGTTTTGTTCAACATATGGCAGCAGCATTAAATTTAAAATCAACTGTATGTTGGTCAAATACAAAACCTGAAATTTTTGGTTATAAACTTCATGATAATATTAAATCAAACCCATTTACAAAAGAATTAAATTATGAAGAGGCATCATATGCTCCTTTTAATTTGTCTGAAGGTATACATAATTTCCCTTATAACGATTTAAGTGAAGTATTTGATAGTAATAAAATATTTCAATCTATAGAACAATAAATAATTATATATGTAGGTTATTAATAATAATACCTTAATATTTATAATCACAAAATAGTTATATTACATTTAAATATAAAATTATGAGTTGGACCTATAAACAGCATGAAATAGGAGATATTACTCAATTCCCAGAAAATACATTCGGTTTCGTTTATATAACAACACATAAGCCTACGGGCAAGTCATATATTGGGAAAAAAGTATTATTTCATAATAGAAAACAAAAGTTAGGTAAAAAAGATTTAGCTAAACTTCAAGGTATAGTGGGTAGAAGACCTTCATATAAACTAGTAGTTAAAGAATCAGATTGGAAAAACTATTATGGATCCCAATCTGACATTAAACAATTATTACTTGAGGGTAAAAAAGATGAATTTGATCGTACTATTTTAAAAATGTGCCCTGATAAAAAATCAATGACCTATTTTGAAGTTAAATATCAAATGATATATCAAGTATTAGAAAAACCTGATGAATTTTTTAATGATAATATTTTAGGTAAATTTTTTACGAAAGATTTAAATAATATAGAATTTGAAGATTTCGTGTCTTATAAAATATAGTTTCGTATATTAAGTTATACAAAATAGTTTTAAATGAGTAAAATAGATTTAGTTTCTAAGCAAAGAGAAGCGGCACATAAATATGCTGCTAAAAATGCTTATCCACCTTTTGAATGGGAAGTACAATCTAACCATATTAAGTTAAAAAATGGTATCCCCCAAGGAAATATTAGGTATACTTTTTACGATGATGATAATGATCTTCAATATGAAGGTGATATTAGAATTATTGAAGGTGAAGATGGTTTAATTAGACAAGATATTGATTTTAAATTAGTTGAAGGTCAATATGAAGATGTAGTTAATTCTTTTAATATATACCGACTTTATTCTACACAAGTTACAATTGGCTATTGGGTATGTGATACTTATCAGCACATTAATATTATTTGTATAAGAGGATATGGAGAGAAAGCAGCTATTAGAGCTAAGCTTGCTGCTCGTTATTGGAAACAAGTATTAGGAGTAGATTGTACCCCTAGTAAATTTTTAGGAGAAGATGTTTTAGAAGTTCCATTTAACCTCCCAGAACCTTTGTTTTATGATACAGATAAAATAGATATTTTGCAAAAAATAAAATCAAAATTCCCTCAAATTCAACTAGAAATTTTAGATTATATTAAATCAAATGAATTTTATGATTATCCTAAATATGAAGTATCAAATGAATTGTATGATGGAGAATTATATAAAAATGATTGGAAAGCAATTCCTTTAAGTGAATTTGAAGAAGAGCATGTTGAATTAACTGAAGATGATGCGGTTAAATCAGAAATAAATAATAAACTTCCTAAAATAAAAGGTTTAATTCCAACTTATAATAAAATAATTAAACAGGGTGAAAAAGAAGGATGGATTAGAAATTCATTTCTTTCAAAATTAAATCCTGGGAGTATTATAGAACCCCATAAAGGATGGTCAAATAATTTTTTAAGATGTCATATTGGTATAGATGTAGATAATGAATGTTATATAACAAAAGAACTCCCCAATTCTGATTTAAAAATAAAAGAAACAAGAACTTGGAAAGAAGGAGAATGGATTGCATTTCAAGATGGAGGTAATTATTTACATTCAGTAAAACATAAAGGAACAAAACCTAGAATAGTATTATCTTTAGATCTTAATTTGGATTATATATTTGAGGGTAGTTATTTAAAATATGCACAAGCACCTTTACGATCTAATTTATATTATAGTTTTACAACTACTATTATTAAAGGAAGACAAAAAACCCCTTCTTTTCCAACTGCTAATTTTAAAGAAAAACCTAATTTAAATTGTGGGTTATATATAGTAGATACTAATTTTGGTAAAGCCCTTTTAATCCATTTCCCCCCTTCTATAAAAAATCCACAACCAACTTCAGTTCATATATTAAACTTTAACAAGGACATATATGAAAAAGAAATTACAATTTCTAACCCCAGAATAATTAATGATACAGAAAATGATGATGTCCTTGTATCTAGTATAGGATTAGGATTTGATAGTCCTTTAATTGAATGTTTTAATAAATTTTGTGAAGAAATATAAATGGTAAACCAATTATTAGTTACATTAGTAAATTCAGTATTGGGTTCGGGTAAAGCTACTGCTCGAAATAACTATGCTTACCATTGTCCTTTTTGTCATCACCACAAACCAAAAATGGAGGTTAATTTAACAGAAAATCGTGAAGGTAAAAACCCTTGGCATTGTTGGGCTTGTGATGTAAGAGGTACTACTATATATTCTTTATTTAAACAATTAAAAGTAGATGTAAGTAAATTTACTGAACTTAAATCACTTGTTAAAACATCTAAATCAATAAAAGAAACACAAGTTGTATCTAGTGTATCATTACCTAATGAATATATTAGCCTAAATAACGTGGATAATAGCGGGATTATGGCTAGACACGCGCTCGCATACCTAAAAAATAGGCATGTGAGTAAATACGATATACTCAAATATAATATAGGTTATTGTAAAGAAGGTTTATATAAAAATATGATTATTATACCAACATATGATATAGATGGTAGATTAAACTACTTTACAGCTCGTTCATTTGAAAAAGAACCATATGTTAAATATAGAAACCCATCAGCATCTAGAGATATAATTCCAAATGAGCATTTAATAAACTGGAATGTACCAGTTATTATATGTGAAGGATTATTTGATGCTATGGCTATAAAAAGAAACGCAGTACCTTTGTTAGGTAAAAATATACAAAGTAGCTTAATGAAAAAGATAGTTACTTCTGTAGTAGATAAAATTTATATTGCATTAGATAGGGATGCAATTAAACAAGCTTTAAAATTCTGTGAACGATTAATGGCAGAAGGTAAAGAAGTCTATCTTGTAGATTTACAAGATAAGGATCCGAGTGAAATGGGTTTCGAAAATTTCACTAAATTAATACAAAAAACAGTTCCATTAACCTATTATGATTTAATGGAGCAAAAACTAGCTTTATGATCAAAAAATCATATAAAAGATTATTAGAAATTTCAGATGATTATCAACAAGTTACAATGCCTGATTCAAGGTATTATAGACGTAATGGTAAATATTACCCATCAGTAACTCATGTTTTAGGTTCTTACCCAAAAGGTAAATATTTTGAAGACTGGCTTAAAAAAGTAGGTTATAGTGCTGAATGGATTGTTAAAAAAGCAGCAGAAGAAGGAACATTAGTTCATGAAATGATTGAAGATTGGTTAAATGGTCAAGAAGTTACATTTTTATATAAAGATGGTAACCCTAAAATGCCTATTCATGTATGGCAAATGTTTTTACGCTTTGTAGATTTTTGGGAGACTTATAATCCAACTCTAATTGAAGCTGAAGTACATTTATTTTCAGATAAGATTCAAGTAGCAGGTACTTGTGATTTAGTATGTGAAATTGAAATAGATGGTAAAATGGAACGTTGGATTATAGATTTTAAAACCTCTAATCATTTACAAACTACTTACGATTTACAAAGTGCAGTATATGCTCAATGTTATGAGGAATGTTTTGGTAAAAAAATAGATCGTATTGGGGTTTTATGGTTAAAATCAAAATCAAGGGGCGAAGATAAATCAGGTAAACGTTTAAAAGGTAAAAATTGGGAAGTATATGAGTCACCTCGTACACAAAAACAAAATATAGAAATATTTACTCATGTTAAAGCCTTATTTGATATTGAAAACCCAAAACCTAAACCTTATACTAATACCTTTAAAACTATATCAAAAAGAAAAATTTAATATTTATAATAAAATATTAGATGGCATTTTTTAGAGGACCAAATATTGCACGTACAGATAAAATTATTGCATCTTATGATGCAGCTTCTAACAAAAGCTATACTACTGGAACCCAGTTTAAGAATTTGATAGATGATAATAATAATTTAACAGTAAACGGTTCACCTACATTTAGTGATGGTCAAAATGGAGATGGATATGGTTATTTTACTATGACATCTAATCAAACAACAAAGTATTTTCAAGCTTCTGCCTTTCCTTTTCCTACTACTGATATTACAATAGAAATATGGTGTAGAACCACAGATGCAACTAAAAATCAGGCTTTAATAAGCTATGCTGTATCTGGAGATAGTAATGAAAACTTATTATTCTATGCAGGTACAAGTAGCCAAAAAATGAATCTTTTTGGACCCGTTGGTTCTATATCTTCTTTTAAAGCTCTTACAGAAAATGCTTGGACCCAAGTTGTTTATACTAGAAAAAGCTCATCAGGAACTACAAAATTATTTTATAATGGTGTTGAAGAATTTTCAACAACTTTAGCAGCGGGAACAAATTTTACAACTAAGGGAACATTAAATTTTGGTCAAGAACAAGATAATGAAGGTGGTGGATTTGATCCTTCTCAATGTTGGATTGGAGATTATTCTATTATTAGAATTTATGATCATGTTTTAGATGTAATTGAAATAGAGCAAAATTACAATTCACAAAAATCAAGATTTGGATTATAATGGGAACATATGGAGGAGCACATATAGTAAGAGATGGATTAGTATTATTACTAGATGTAGCATCTAAATTATCATACCCAGGTACAGGAACAACTTGGTATGATTTAAGTGGGAATAATTTTGATTTTACCATAGATGGAAGTGGACTAACTTATGACCCCTCCCCTAATGTACAAAAAGTCCCTGCTTTTGATTTAGATAATGGAGGAGCTAGTTACTCAGGTACTATTACTAATAATACTACTTGTACTTTTGTATTTTGGATAAGAACACAAGATACCCAAGCATTATTTTGGCAAGGTCCAACTACTAGTTATTATTTGGGTGCATATAGATCTGGTAATAAGGAATACTATGGAAACTTTGGAACTCCAGATTATTACCAGAATACTGTAGAAAAATCAAATATCTACGATAATTTAAGAAATAATGAATGGAATATGGTAGAATTTAAAAATGTAAATATGTCTACTGTTACTGCTAATCATTTTAATCAATATAGTGGTTATACGTTTGGAACAGGTTATATAGGAGCAATTTATATATATGATAGAAATTTAACAAGTGAAGAATCTGCTCAAAATTATAATGCATTAAAAAGTAGATACCGATACGAACCAGAACCTTAAATAAAATATGTATACAGGACCACACATAATAACAGATGGATTACAAATACATTTAGATGCTGCAAGTTTTAGATCATACCCTAGAACTGGTACTACATGGACTGATTTAGTATCTAATACTGTATTTAACCCAGATAATGGTACTCCAACTTTTGATAGTGAAGGATTAGTATGGGATTTTGAAAATGGTAGTCAGAACAATTTTAAATGTGAAAGCAATCTACCAGATACAAATACACAACAAGAATACACTAGAATAGCATGGTTTAATCCAGAAACAGTAGCTGGAGGAAATCCTTATTATATATTTTTAAATGAAGTAGGTAATAATGGAGATATGATGTTAGGTATATCTAATTCAAAAATATGCTACCATTCATATGTTAATGCAGATTCTGCAGGAACAGGTAACCAAGATTATACTTTATCAGGTCAAACTACATTACAAATAGGTAATTGGTATATGGGTGCAGTTACTTTTAGTAGAAGTAATTTAATAGTAAACTTATATCTCAATGGTGTATTAGATAAACAACATACAAGTATAAGACCAGTAGGAAACGCTGGTTCTGATAATTTATTTGTTGGTGGGGCAGAAAACTATATACAATCAAGAACTTTTGATGGGTTAATTAGTGTAGTACAACACTATAATAGAGTATTATCTGCAACTGAAATTGCACAAAACTACAACGCATTAAAAAATAGATTCGGTCTATAAATTCCCACGTAAAAATTTGGCTACCCGGGATAGGGTTCGTATATTCACCACGTATTAATGGTTAAAAATAAAGGTTATGTCTATTTTAAGTAAAAAAATCAAAAGTTTAAACGACGGAGAAAGTTT